TCGGCCGGGTGACGCGGAGGCGCCGGGCGAAGGTCTGCAGCAGCACGATCTCCTGGCTCTCGGACATGGTGCCGACCTGGATCTCGCCGTTCTCGGCGAGCGGCAGCAGGGTCGGGAAGTCGCCGATGCGGAGGTGCCGGTGCGGCTTGAAGTCGCGGAAGTCGCGGCGGAGGAAGATCTGCCGGTAGGTCGGCTGCGCCGGTACGTAGGCGGCGAGCAGCATCTTGTTCGCGGCGGCGGAGAGCAGGGCCGGGAAGTCGGAGCTGGTGTGGAAGGCGCGCTCGGCGAGCAGGGTCGGGTTGCGCGGCGGCTTGCGCTCGCCGCGGCGGGCGAGGAGTTCGCGCAGCATGTCGGAGGGGCGCCAGCCCAGGAACTCGGCGTGGCGGCCCGAGCCCTGGGGCTGGTAGCCGGGCATGGCGCGGGCGGCGAGCGCCTCGGCCATGGCGTCGAGGACCTGCGCCGGATCGTCGTGGCTCGGGCCGGTCTCCGGGCGCGCCGGAATGGACGGGCGCAGCCCCTGCGCCACCAGGGCGTCGAACAGGGCGCGGCGGGCCTGGTCGCCGGTCCAGCCCTGGGCGATGGCCTCGGCGCGGATCGGCGTGATGCGCTCCGCCGGCAGCAGGGCGCGGGCGGCCTCGACGGCAGCGTCGATGCCGGCGATGCGCTCGCGCTCGGCGCGGCTTGCCTCGGCGCGGACGGCGTCGAGGTCGGGCGCGGCGCGGTTGGGTTCCGGCGCCGGGGGGCGGGGCGTGCTGGTCACAGCGGTCTCCTGGGGCGGGGTGGGCGGCGCAGACGGCGCCGGCGCGGCCGGGATCTCCGGCGTCGTCTCGGGCATGGGTGGGTCCTCGTCGGGCAGGGCAGGTTCAAGGGCGATGGCGGGCGCGCCCTGCGCCGCCTCGCCGCGCACCGCCGCATCGCGGTCCACCGGGACCGGCACGACGGAGATCTCGAAGGGCTCCCAGTCCACCGCACGGTGGACGGTCTCGCCGGTGGCGGCGTCGGGTCGCGGCTCGTAGCGATGGACGCGATAGCCGACACTCACCGCGCGAAGCGTGCCGTCGGCGATGCGCTGCCAGACCGGCTCGACGTCGGCGGCCGTGCTGAACTGCAGCGTGGCATAGCCGCGACCGCGCTCGAGGCGGGCGGCGGTGACGCGGCCGAGCACGTCGCGCGCGCCGCCGCGGCGGTGGGTGTCGAGCACCGGGGCGCGGCCGGAGCGCAGCGTCTCCATCCGCACCGCGTTGGGCGACATCTCCAGCTCCTCGGTGATCAGGCCAAGGGCGGGGACGACGTTGCGGGCGCGCGCGCCGGTCGACCAGACCACCTCGACGGTGCGGGCGGCGCGGTCGACGGTGGCCGGCGCGGTGATGGCGCGCTGCGCCAGGATGGGCGCAGCGGCGCCCTCCGGCGCAGCGTCGCCGCTGCCCGGCTCGATGGTGTCCGTCATGTTCAGCCCTGGGGTGCTGTGTCTCGGGCCGGCGCCGCGGCGCCGGTGGCGGCGATCTCCACCGCGGCCAGCTGCGCCGCGTCCTGCGCCGCGCCGGACTTCGCGACCCGGCGCGGGTCGGTGTCGAGGGCCAGGCCGGCCTCGTCGAGCAGGGCGTTGGCTTCGCGGATCATCTCGACGGCGGCGCGGAAGTCGTAGCCGAAGGCCCCTGCCGCCTCCGGCTGCGGCACGAAGCCGGCGCGCACCTGGGCGATCAGGGCGGTGGTGTCCTTCAGCGGGTCGATCATCTCGTGCGCGGGCGGGACGTGGCTGACGCCGTCCGGCACCTCGGCGCCCCACAGCCCCAGCAGCGCGCCCTGCCGGTGGAAGCGCTCGGCGACGGGCCGGACCAGCATCGGGATCAGCATCCCGTACTGCACCTGCTCGCAGAGCCGGCGGAACTCGATCTTGCCGGCGCGCAAGCTGGAGTAGTTCGCCTGGGTCAGGTCGCCCGAGACCTGGTCGTAGGTGAGTCCCGTGCCGACCGCGGCGGCCTCCAGCGCCCGGCGCGCGAAGGCGGCGTGGCTGCCGCCGCCGGAGGGGTTCACGACTTCCACCGAGCCCATGCCGCGGCGATACAGGATCATCCCCGGCTCGAAGCTCTCGACCGCGCGGCCCTGGGCGTCGCGGAGCAGCCCTGCGGCAGCGCCGGTCAGCGCCTCGTCGCCCTCCTCGGTCACCACCGCCGCCAGGCAGGCCTCGATCTTGGCCTTCATCAGCAGGGCGGCCTCGTAGTCGCCGAGGTCGCGCAGCCGCAGCAGCACCGGCGCCAGCCAGGAGACGTCGCGCAGCTGGCCGGGGCGGCGCTTGCGGTAGACGTGCAGCACGTCGCCCGCCGGGGTGCGCACGCTCGTCAAGCCGGCGCCGGGCAGCATCCAGGCGCCCGGATGGGTCGGGAACAGCCAGTAGCCAGCGGGCTCGCCGGCAGACCCGAGCGCGATGCCCTGGATGGTCGGGACTCCCTCCACCATCCCGTTGCGGGCGGTGTCGAGGTGATCGCTCTCCAGCACCTGCAGCCGCAGCCCGATCGGGTTGGCGGGCGACGGCTCTGTCATCAGGAAGCGGACGAAGCATTCGCCGCTCTCGACCACCGCCCGCATCACCAGCGCCTGCAGGCCGTAGAGGTCCAGCCGCCCCTCGGCGTCGCAGGCGGTGCTCTCAACCCAGCGCTGCCAGGCACGGCTGTGCGCGTTGTCCGGCCAGCGGGTGGTGATGCCGGCGCCGACCGCGTTGCCGGTCCAGAGGTCGACGATGCGGCTGGCGTAGGGGTCGTTGCGGACGGCGTCGCGGGCGCGGCGCGCCACCGTCGCCGCGGCCAGGCCGACCTCGGCTGTGGCGCTGCCGCCGGAGGGTGCCCAGGCGGAAGCGCGGTGGTCCTGCGCCGCGGCGTAGCCGCGCAGGACCTGCCATGCGTCGCGGAGGCGTCGGATCACCCGGTTCTCTCCCGCGAGAAGCTGGCCAGCGTCACCGAAGGCCGGCGCGCCGCGCTGTTCTCGGCACCGCGGAGGACCGCCAGCGCCCGGCCGAGCTCGTCGAGGCTCCGATACTCGACGGTGCGGCCCTCGAAGCTCACGCGCGTGGTGCCGCCGGTGTAGGCGGCGGCGAGGGCGGCGGCACGGCTGCCCGCCGGCTGCGCCAGTGCCCAGGCCAGGACGGAGGGATCCATCAGGCGGCCCGGAGCGTCGGCAGCGGCGCCGCGGCGTTCACGAGATAGGACAGGCCGCTCGGCGGGTTCGGCATGATCGGCGCGCCGGCCTGGTGGGCCAGCGGCGCGAAGAACCCGTTCTCGCTGCCGGCGGTGCCGCCACCGGCGCCGCCGTCCGCCGCGGCCGAGCCGAGCAGCAGCGTGTTGCCGCCGCTGAACGCCTGGGTGCTGGTGCCGCGCACCGTGGGCGCGCCCGAGAAGCACAGCAGCAGCCACCAGACGCCGGCCGGGATCCAGCGCGGCTGGGCGAAGGCGCAGATCGCCGAGCCGACCGTCGTCTCGGCGTCGGCGAGCGCCTCCTCGACGATCGGTCCTGGCCGGCCGGCGCCATTGTCGGCCGCGAGCGCCATGCGCAGGACGCCCGCCGCGCCGGTGGTCACGCTCACCGCCATGGCCGCGAACAGCCCGGGCCGGGCGAGGACGTAGGGCACGCAGTACAGGCGGTTCGCGGTCATCGCCACCGCGCCGCCGGCGGCGCGCGCGTGCTGCGAGGCGTAGAAGCGCCCCGAGACGTAGGGCAGCATCGCCGGGCTGGGCGGCAGGTGGTGCTGGAACAGAACGGTCATGCGAGGGGCCGGATGCCGAGGGTGATCAGACGCTCCGCCGCCTGGTCCACCGGCGCGGCGGCAAGGCCGGAGCGCAGCCGGAGCCAGCGCCAGCCGAGCAGCAGGGTGGGCGGCAGGGTGAGCGCGCGGCCGGCGGCGACCGTCAGCACCACCTCGTTGCCGAGGTGGTCGTGAAGGTCGGCCCAGGCCGCGGGCTCGCCCTCGTCGAGCGAGCCCTGCAGGGTGAGCGGGGCGTCGGTCCAGGCGGCGGGCAGCAGCAGCAGGCAGACGCCGTAGCCGACGCTGGCGACCGGCGCGCTCAGCGCCTGGCCGGCGGCGATCGTGGTGCGCACCGGGACGATGGCGGTCATGTCTT